TCTGTCCAAACATAGATTGCATCTCTACCTCTAACTGCTCCTACAATCTTAGATCCATCAGCCAGTCTTTGTGTACCTGCAGTATTAATTGCTGTGGGTTGATAGGTATTGATATCTTCTTGATCAGAGAATCTAATAAACATTTCATCTTGTGTTGATGTATCACCAATGGTTGTTTCTGTTCCAAAGAATACTAAGTGTCTATCAGGTGTAGATACTAACATATCTCTTGATGCTGTTGGTGCACCAGATATAATAGTTGCTCTTGTTGTAACTGCATTAGCTGCGTTTGAATCCCATTCAAATACTTGTGCATTATGAATTAGTGCAATAATTTTGTCACCAAAGTTATCAATACTCCATAACCCTGGATCAACAACTAAGTCACCAGATGCAGCTTCACCCCATGCAATGTAATCAGAACTATTGGTAACTGTATCTCCTGCATTATGTGTTGCAGCTGTAGTGTTTCTTACACCTCTTGTAACCCCTGTTAAAACATTAGAAGTAATACCTGTATAAGATATTTCTTCTGACCCTATTTGAACATGGTTTGTACCTGATGTTGGAAACTGTGATGCATCAGTTAATTCAATACCTGTTGTTTGAACTGCATTAATACTACTTACTAAAGTTGTTGTTGCTTCACCTGATACAGTACCACCCCATTGTGCAAGACCCCAACCGAATCCTGGTAGTTGTTCTGCAGGACCAACTGGATAATAATGTTGAACTCTAATACCACCCGATGTTGTAGCACCAGAACCTGTCTCTGCTGATGGCATTGTGATTGTTAAAGTTGTTGCAGATGGCACAGATGTGACCATAAATTTTTTATCATTAAAATCTGCTGCAGCGTAATCAGAGTTTGTAATAGCTGAGAAGTTATCTAATAAAATAATTTCTTTTGCATTTATGCCATGATCCGTGCTAAATGTTAAAGTAACCGATGTCGAACCATTCGTTGTACTAAATGCATTTGTTAATGTAGTTGTAGTTTTGATAGGGTGTATGTCATAGAATACACCACCTGTATAAGCGTATAAAATTCTGTTAGTTCCAATGATTGCATATTTGTTACCAGATTTATTGACTACGTGATGCAAGGCTCTTGCTGCACCAGTCATTTTATTCTCACCTAACTGTGCCCAGCCACCTATCTTTTCAGGTGTACCATATCTAAACCTTACATTATCACCATCAACCCATTGTCCTTCGGCTGTAGTTTCTGTAATTTGTTTATTGAATCCTGGTTGGAATCCTATTTTTTGTAGCATATAACCTCATTATATTACATGTTCCGTATTGGTGGAACACCTAACATCGGCCTTTTGTCGAACCTATTCTTTTCAGCAAAAGGACCATCTACATGGTTATAATGAAGAAATACCTGCGCACAGACATTACCTTCAAGTGGTTCTCTCCAATGTTCTAGTTCACAACCACTATATACTAGCATATCCCCTACATCAAGCAAGACTTTCGTGCCTTCTGGAGCATTGGGCTTATGTATCTGTTTATACTCGTCTATGACGCTGCTAGCCCCTGTGCCGTCGATAAATATGGGCCATGGATCTCCACCAAGGTTTAATGTGGTAGATATCTCACAAGAAGGTCTATCTTTATGACGTCTTAATATATCACCTTTTTTATATATTCTAGCGTACGAATATGTAGGCACTAAATTAAGCCCTGTTTCTTTGGCCATGACTGGTAGCATCTTGACTAACAATGTCTCCATCACATGATCTGCATAATGACTATATGTATTTGGAACCTGTTGATCTGTCCATGTGCCTAAGATACCAGTGTCATAGGTTATATTGTTTTTGTACATCCAATCAACTGCATCACGTTTAAGTAAAAAATAGTTGAATATAAAGTTAGCTAACTCGTAGTTAAGCGCACCTTTGATTACTTGATATTTATTAAAAGCCATCTTGTATAAAATTAAAACTCACTGATATTCTTATATCATTTGATTGATTAGGTTCAACACAATGCCATAACCATGCAGGAAACATAATAATTCTACCAACGACTGGTTCTATATGTGCTTCTCTCCATAAGTGTTTTGGTGGTTGTCCTTTTACTCTTGTAGGCATCATTGTCTGTATACCTGGTCTTGGATCGTTTACTACTAAAGGACCTGCATTTGGTTGAGACTTCACATAATAAACACCACTAAATAAACAATTAGGATGTACATGTGGTCTGTTGTATCCACCAGGATAATTTATGTTGGCCCACATATTACCTAATCTTGGTTGTCTATCCAACCATTCTTCTTTGTATATTTCTTGCTGCATCAAAAACAATTCATCAATCAAAGGTTTGAATTGTGGAAAGGTATGCATATCAGTTGTGCTATGCCAACCATTCATATTTGTTTTTTTAACACCAGGATCTTTCTTTGACCACATTACTATTTCATTAGCTAGCATTTGATTATCTAACTTAATATCTTTACCATATATGGTAGTTGGAAAAAACTGTTCTTTAATCATCTAAAAGGTTTACCTCCAAACCAAACCACTAAAGATTGTCTTACACCTTTCTTAACAGGATTGACTCTGTGATTTAAGAATGATGCAAAACAAATAGCATGACCTTGTTTTAGTTCTGCAAATTTACCAGGTGCCATTATCTCTAAATCACCACCTTCAAACTCTGATGGATCATTCAATAATAATGTCATTGATATTTTTCTTACAGGTGGTTCGTGTTGCATATTGACGTCACAATCCATATGCCAATCATAAAACCCACCTTCTGGATATTCTGTAAATTGTGCATTCTCTGTTATTCGTATATCACCAAAACCAAAATGATTTTCATTTGCCTTTTGTATAAATTTATAAAGATCACGATACATGGGTTCCATCTCTTTAAACGGTATCCAAGATATTGTTGTAACTCTTTTCTTAGTATCTGTTCCACCCCCTGGTTTACCCATACCTACTTGTGCTTGTTGTGGTGGTTGACGTCTACCTGCCTCTATAATCTGTCTACACTGATTAGGTGTAAACAATGGTGTCGTTGTTTGTATAATCCAACTCTTCCATTTGGGTTCACTTATATGCGTGTTCTCGTACATTAACTTACTCCTCTATTTTCAATTGGGTTATATTCTACATCACAGTTTGCAGCTAAAGTTCTTCTATATCCTGGTCCATTGAATGGATATACACAGTGTCTCATATCATATGGAAAGATATAAAAATCTCTCTCAACAGTATTCGGTTGGTAATCTACTCTTGAAAACTGACCACTAGCTGAACCTAATATTTGTAGTCTTCCATTTTGTGGTTGATGTGCTGATGAATATTCTACACCATAAGACTCTGGTAATTTTAAAATCATCACTGAAGATAAACCTGTATATAAATTACCTTGATGTACATGCACTGGATTATATTCATGAGCTTTCATTTGATTCACCCAAATAGAATTTAAATGCATATTATAATTTTTTATTTTATTCCATTTTAAATAATGGTCATACTTTTGCATAAACCAATCTAAAACTATTTTAGGTAAAAGATTATGTCTTTGCATTTTAGATTGATCTTCACCATCATAAAATAAACTATGTTCATTTTGTATTTTACCAACAAGTTGTCTATTAGCAGGTTTAAGATTTTGAAAGTTAGATTCATAAACATGATTTATTATATTAAATACATCTAGTGGCACTTGATACCTTAATACGGATTGACCTAAAAATACAAAATTAAAATTTGATGTGTCCATACTTTTGTCTAATCCTTTCTGGAATTTTTTCTATGTAAGGGTTGTATACTTTTCTAACAGGCCCATCAAATAGTTTATGCATATTGCTACCAACGACTCTGTCATCATAAGATAAACCATTAACAGATACTTGATCTACACTATCAAATCGATGATTAAAATAAGGCTCATTTAAGAATTTATATATTTTTCTAAACTCTTGTTCTGAATTTGTAACCATATCATCATATTTTACAAAATGACAAATGTCAGGATATCTAAATGCATTTTTTATTGCTTCTAAATCTTTTGCAACTGCGCCATCTTTATTCATAATCATACTTAATTTTTCATCATCATTTTTAAGATTATATCTATTGGGAAATGCATCAGGATTTTCTGTGTACCATTGCATATAAGAAGCTAGTACATCCATTAGATCTCTAAGTAATACAACACACTTAAATGGTCTTTTGTAATGTTTTTTTACTAATTCAAGATTACCAGGTGTCATCACTGGACCTCTATCTATAATTATTCTTTGTGGCCAATCTTTATAATAAACATCGTACACACAATCTAAAACATTATCTAAAGATTTATGATCTGGATAGTTTTGAAATACATCAGTATTCTTTAACAAAAATAAATCTTTCATTACCTCTAAAGTTATAGAGTTAGGTGTAGCCGCTATCTCAGGATTTTGATTTATAATACTTGCAAACAAAGTATTACCAGATCTAGGAAGCGCTACTAAAAAGAATAATTTTTTATTCTGATTTTTCTTTGGCTCCGAGTCCATTTGTTAATTGTTCTTTCTTGTTGTAAATCATTTCACCAGATTTCTTAACTCTTTCAATTGTTTGTAGCTGACCTAACACGTTGAATACTTCAGGTTGACTTGATCCTTGAGTCAAGGTCTCTGCTTTATTCTTCATAACTAAATGATAAGAATCTAGTTGATGTCTATTTACATCTTGAGTATCGAACGAACCATCGTCAAATTCTTTTTTAAGAGTTGACCATAATTTAATTTCTCTCATTCTATCTCTAGCCACTAATTGCATATTAGCAAGACCATATCTAGCTTCATCTAAATCTATTTGATATTTAGTTAGTTTGTATTCGTCTTTTTCTGTCTCAATCTTTTTCTCTAACCATTTTATTTTTGCTTCTTGTCTTCTGCAATCAAATGATAGACTCATTAAGTTTTCTAAGAATACGTTTTGTTCTCTAACACACTGCCAATA